ACTTTTCGTTTTCACGGAATGCCATTTCTGGTCCATATAATCCTCTATAGTTTCTATATGCTTTTAACCATCTTCTTTCATCATAGATTTTAGATGTTTCAGCTTGTTGAAACTTATCACGGATTAAACCAACTAAAGGACTCCCTTCAGCGTAATAGCCGTTATCATTTTTTTTATCTTCGTCCATTTAAATTAGTAATCTCTTTCTTCAGCCATTCTAAAGATTGCTGGATCTACTTTTGATTTAGATTTACCTTTTGCATCATTACCATCTCCAGAAGTAGCTCCTTGAGTTACTTTTGAATTAGGATCTATAGCCATTGGCTCATTAGGTGCTTTTGGTGAATCAGGTGCTAGTTCTCCGTGCTTATATCTTTGTAACATGTGTTGTCCTCCTATTTATCTTTTTCTAATGCTTTTTTAACAATAGTATCAAGATTAATTTTTTTCTTTTTTTGAATATATTTAGATTCATTTTCACCCTCTCCCTCTAATGCTTTTTTAACAATAGCATCAAGATTAATTTTTTTCTTTTTAGTTATGTAGGGTGTATCACTTTCTAAGCTAACCATGTCTCCAACATATTTAGGATCATTAGCAGCTTTAAGGAATTTACCTAAATCTATTTTTCCCCGTTTTTGTGAATCGTCCATTTTTTGTTGCCTTTTTAGTTTTTTTATTATTTTTTTTATTATATTTCTTTTTTTTAGTCCCTGCATAGACAACAGGTATAAAATTGCTCTTGGGCCCAAGGCTCATTAGTAATCTTTTTCGTCAGCCATTCTAAACAAAGAATCTTGAACGTGTTCAGAACCTGATTTAGTAGGCACATCTTGGTCGTACTGAAAAGGCTCACCTTTTCTTCTAGTGTGCTGTGAAAAATCAAGGTTCATTGCTTCTCTGTTAGGTTGCTTACCTTCAGCAGCATCACTGAACTGTCCTTGTTTAACTTTAGCTTTAGGATCAAATTTAGTTTCCATTGTGTTCTCCTGTTATATTTTTATTTTCTTAATCTTTAATATATTTTTAGTTGGTATTGTAGTATGACCACCACCTTCTTTTATTTCTCCGCTTGATTCAAAATTAAAATCAGACATTAAAATTGTAACTTTATCATCTTGCTTCATAAGCCAACCAACTGTACAACAGATAGCTGTAGTTGATTTTTTTATATCAGGTATACTAACCCAAATTGAATCAGCCACAATATCTTCCCACCAAGCGATTACTAAATCGTATGGAAAAATTCTTTTATTTACTTCTGGAAGTTTTCTTTTTGACACCTTTTAATTTCCCAGAGTTTTCCATTGCATAGAAAATAGACTGGCCTTTTTTCTTACCATATCTTTTTTCCATATCTTTTTTAATTTTTTTACCTTTTGTATTTAGTGGCATTAATATCCAAATTTGTTATCAGCCATTTGATAGCTGTCTTGAGTAAATGATGTTCTAAATCTTTCTGCGTATTTAGGATGTGTTGGTCTACTCATACAACCATAACGTAATGCATCATAAGCATGATCCTCTGCATTCGTATCTACATCTTCGGGATTCTTATCATCTGTTGGTAATGAACCTAAAGTTCTAATTAGATTTTTACAAGTTTTAAATATTCTAACGCCTGGCTCTTTGTCATTTACACGCAAACGTTTATGTATTTCTAATTTACCATTAATTCTGCTTTTAGGTGATCTATCTGATGGTCTCCATCTACAACCATTTCTAATCATAGTCTCTGCAATACTTGGACCTACATCACCTCTCTTTGCCCATGTACTAGAATCTAATACACCATAGTGTATATATTCTCCATTTTCTAAAGTTAAGACCTGACGTGCAAAAGTATCTGCTGTAACTTTTTTAGTATATAGTTCTCTATAAATCCATAGATTATTATTATAATCAACAGCAAACCATAAAACACAAGCAGGAGAAGAATAACCCCAGTCAGCAGCACGAAACTTATACCAACCTCTAGGTATTTCAAAAGGTTCGACCACATGGGTTGTTTTACTAAATTCTGGAAAAGCTGAGTCTTCATATGCATCCCAATCTCCATCTAAAAATTGTTTACGTTGTACTTCTGGTAAAGATGCAAGCATAATGTAATAATCATCAGTCTGCATCAGATAAGGATTATCTTGTAACTTAGCTGGTATAAATCTTCTAGTAATATATTTTTTTCCGTTAGGTGTATCTATCCCTACATCAAACGCTGTATTTGGTTCACTGGGTTCAACAAACATTTCTCGTACCCATTGTGATCCTACGTTTCCTGGATTTCCTGTTGCTCTCATGTAGACAGGAATTGTCTTATCAACGGATCTTAAAGAAGATCTTAAAAAATTATATATATCTGGCGAAGGATATTGTGGAAGTTCGTCTATTCCTATCCATGTATATGATTGACCTTGGTATCTCAAAGCGTCTGTCATGTTCTCTGCGTAACCAAACTCTATCTTTGCCCCTGATGGGAATCGCCACTCTTTTTCTTGTTCTCTCCATTTTGCACCTGGGTATGCCTTTCCATATAACAACTGAGACTTTTGAATTAAGTCTCTTAGTTCAGGCATAGTCCTCCTTACTAAGAGTGCTCTGTGATTTGCATTTGCACAGTAGCGTAGCGGATCGACTAGCATCGCATATGATTTTCCACCGCCTCTTGCTCCACCATAAAATACTTCTCTTTCAGAAGCTGCAAGAAATTGTGTCTGTGGACCTGAGTTAGGTTTAAAGATTACATCTTGCTGATTTATGTGCTCTTGCACATTTTTTGGAGCACTCTCGATTATGTCCTCTGTAAGAAGTTGAGTTTCTTTTCCTGTTAATGCTTTGTTTATAGTTAACAGTTTATTTTTTGTATTTTCCGCTGCTTGTTTAGCAGAACGTAGAGTTTGTTCTGCCTTTGCAACCTTCTTACGAGTGCGAGCTAGAATCTGTTTGACTGACTTCTTGGCTTTCTGTTGAACTATTCGCTTCGGTTTCGGTGGTGCTATTTCTTGCGAGTCTTTTTCTGAGTCCGACATGTGATATGTATCTTCCTGTTTTTCTATGTAGCCATTGAGCTGTCTCTCTTAACGAACAAGTCTTTGAATATTCTCGTGCTTGGTCAAGAGCTTGTAATTCTTCTTTCACAGGTTCCAGATAATTAGGATCTTGTGACTGTTTAAAGCCAAATGGAATGGTCCTAGCTCTTCTTTTGATCTTTATCGGTTCCATCTTTTGGCGGTAATATAAATATTCCATGCATTGCTTTCATATTTATATCTAATTGATCTTTTTTTACAATTCCTACCCTATCTAACAAAGAGTTAGCAGCTGCTAGACGAATATTAGAGTGTGGTGTGGTCCCGTCTTCGTCTAGTAGGTCTGTTAACCGAGTAGCTGCTTTGGCAGAGTGTGTTGATAGGTGGATCTCCGCCAATTCTGTAATCTCTTTTTTTAAATTCCGTATAACTTTTGGATAACTATGCTCTGAGTAGCCTGCTATTCTTGCTGCTTCTCGTGGATTTCCTCTTGCTTCTCCGAAAAGTACGTCTAGAAACTTTTCCTGCATATCGGTTAAGTTTCTCTTTTGAGTTTTTACTATAGAAGAACCCGTGTCTTGCATTAATTATCTCCATTATTTCCTTAAAAGGAAGTTTTTTTGTTTTTTCTATGTCTAGATCTAGCATAAATTTTATATTATTCGTGATGACCCCTTTTGTCTTATTAGATATGTGCGTGTATGTGTGTCCTTTGAATAATATATACTTCCTATTATAGTGCTTATATTCAATTTTGTCAAGTATTTTTTTAAAATAATTACATCTGCGTCAATTTGGTACTAGACAAAATTGGAAAAGAGGTGTATAATGTTATTAGGACCCCCAGGGGAGCCTTTACATCTATAGGGTATGTATTTGTACAACCCCCTAGGGGATACTTAGGTAGTTTTATAGGAATATTGTCGGAATATTTAGCCCTAAAATATGGCCACTAGGTGGTTTACATGGACTTTGGGTATTTTCTGGTAACTGGGTATGTATGTATATATGGGGTACCCGTGTCCCCTGCGTATCCCTTAGAGCTTTGGGGGTCAATCACATATACAAAAAATTTC